TTAATCATCTAATTTAGTTTCAAGTTCAAGATATGATGTCAAGCCGGAATCATTTAATTGATGCTGAATCATTTTAATGATCCAATTTTCTGCATCAATTTGCTTTTTAAAGCCGGCCACCTTGATCGGAACTTCGGGAAATAATTCAGGCTGACCGATTGCAAGATTAATCGTAAATGTGGCAACGCCGCGTTGCAGTTGTTCAAACTTAGATTTTGCGGCCCTTAACGCACTTTGTTTGCTGGCTTGATGATGGCGCAGTACAAAAATATTTTCATAGTCTGCGCTGGTGTTCTCTTCATTACCAAAAACTACCTTACCGCCCTTTTTACTGTCAGTATTCAGGTAATTTGCTGCTACAGCATCATAGCTATCACGATCCGCAACAGAATAATGATGACTATCACCAGATTGGCGAGTAATAGTAAAAACGGGTAGCGGCTTACCGCTGGCACTCACGGCACGACCAGCCGTCATAAATAAAATAGTTCCTTTTTTAATTGTTGCGATTGCGCCGTTTTCATCGGCCAGACGAGTTAAAAAATTAATATCACTTTCGGTTTGATCAATATGATTGATAGCGATTTCAGCCAGTTCATGAGTTACCAGGCAGCTTAAACCGTGCAGGCCTGCTATCTGCTCAATGATTTGCCTCAGCGTAGTGTCATGATAAGAACAATCACGCCGTACTTTCATGCCATTTTTAAAATCAGCGCCAGTAGCCCTGATCGTAACCGTATCCGGCGCACCGGAATAGCTGACTTCAGCAACAACAAACAGTCCCTTATCAATCAGTGGATTACCCTGATAGCCCAAATAAAGTGCTAGTTTCACGCCCCTTGCCGGTAAATCAAGTTTACCGTCAGCATCCTCCAGCACTAAATCAAGCTGATCTGCGTTAAATCCCCTGTAATCACTCAATGTTAATGATATTAAACGGTCCTGAATTTTAGCGGTGATATCTCGCTTATCGTTTTTATCAAGCAAAAATAACTGATAACGTGGCGTATTAACTAAGTTCACAGTAACCCCGCCAGCCGTTCATTTAATCCTTTAAACATATCAAGTAAGCCGGTATCAGCGCGTTTTAGGGTGATTGAAAATTCAATCTTTCGGGCCATGCCATCGGGGAAAAACTCCGTTTTTGTTTCAGTAATTGACTCGATCACATACATGCCATAAATCACGCCGCTACGCTCAATTAGTGGCCATGCTTTACCAAAATCAGCCATGATTTTAAGCATTAACATTGATACACGCCCGCCTGTGATTTCTGGCATCAATACGCCCGACAATGTGATTGTATCATTATCATTGCCTAAAAATTGTAACGCAGCCGGCAAACCAATACGGTTATTACTACCAAAACGGTAATTTTTTGTTTGTGTGAAACTCTGGTACGGCACTGTTTTTAAACCGAACACGAACATGCCTAAAATCATCATCATGCTAATTTACCTTATATCGACCAATAAGCCTCGCTGGCGGGCTTCTTTCTCACGCTCGTTATCAGCAATAATCCTTTTAAACTGTGTCAATAATTCATTTGGATCACCTCCTTTTAACGTGATGTTATATTCCGTTTTTGAATTATCAGTAATCGTTTTAATTGGTTGCGGGCCACTTACCGGCTTATAGTTGCTTAATACATTATTATTGGACGAATTTTCTGCAAATTCGCTAACGGCAGGATTGCCAGCACTCTTTTTTTCGACACCAATAAACGATTTAATGCTATCTGGTAGAATATCGGTGATAGATGCTAATTTGTTTTTCAGCTGTTGCCAGCCCTCATCAATTCCCTGAATAATCCAATCAATAAAGGCTTTGCCTGTATTTATAAACTCATCTTTTAACGGTTCCAGATCGTGCAATGTTGCCCTAATATTATCCAGAATAAATTTAGTTAGTGGCCATTTTTCAGCGGCGGCCAGCACGGCATTAAACGCATCAATATGCGCCTGTTTAATCGAGTCGGTTAACTCGATGACTGTAGGCATAAGATCGGCTTTTAATTGATTAAACGTTTCGACTAATTCAGCCCATTTTTTCTGTAGATACTTAGTGATTTGCCAGTCTTTAACGAATGCCAAAATATTGTTGATTGTTTCAACATGAAGATTCTTAATCCGTTCAAATAAGCCCTTTACGATACTGCCAAAGTTATTGACCAAATAAGTGAATTTAGCCTTTAGCCAGTCCCAATTTTTATAAATCAGGTACACACCTCCAGCAATTAACGTGATTAAGGCCAAAACAGGATGCCGCATTGCTATTTTACCCACTGCTGACAAGGCACCACCTAACATTTTTACGCCTTTCGTTAATAAACCGAATACACTAAACCCCTTAATGCCAAGCACTGATAATGTTAATTTCAACATCGCTAGCGGCGCCAATAGCCCAACAATGCCGATCATTAAACCACCGGTGACGGTCGTAATTGCAGCCAATGCGGCGCCAGCCATAACAATGGCTTTACTAATTTTGGGATTTTCTTTTAAAAATTCAGCAACACTGTGCAAAATATCACTGAACCATTTTGCCGTTTTACGTAACCATTCATTATTTTTTTCAAAAAGCTCAACAGAAATATTTTCAAGACCCGCATGTAAAATGGTCATGTCGCCTTTTAAGTTATCCATCATGGTTTGTGCTACGCGGATCGCCTCGCCGTCATATTCACCCTCAGCCCCACGCATTTTCTCTAGTGTTCCGTCGCCAGCGGCGCGCATTAATACAGAAAATCCTGTAACAGCATTTTTACCGGCAATAGAGTTAAAAATAGCGGCCCTTTCCACATTCCCCATATGAGCTGTTTTGGTGTCAATATCTTTTAATATTTCCACCAAGTCGCGCATATTACCGTCTTCATCAGTCGTTTTAACGCCTAACTTTTTAACTGTTGAAGAGGTACCAATACGGGTCAGCACACTGCGCATTGTTGTACCAGCCATACTGCCTTGAATACCTGCACTCCCCAGCATTGCGGTGGACGCAGCAACCGTTTCAAGACTCTGGCCAAATTCACGGCCAACACCGGCAGAATACTTCAGCGATTCGCCCAACATTTGAATATCAACGTTATTGCGCGTAAATAACGCGGTCATAACATCCGCAACATGATCCATTTTCTCGGCCGGTATGCCCATTGCTGTCTGAATATTGGAGGCAATATCGGCCGTTGTTCCCAAATCCAGATCACCGGCAGTAGCTAAATTGAGCATGGCCGGCATGGCTTTCAGTACTTTATCCGCATCATAACCGGTACGGGCCAAATAGAATTGACCGGCTGCGACTTCTGAATCAGTGAATTTTGATGATAGAGGCAGAGTTCGTGCCTGCTCACGTAAGGCCTTTAATTTAGGGTTATCTTTATCATGAATGCGCGTTACTGCCTGCGTTTGGCTCATTAATGAATCAAATTCATAACCAACACCAAGCGCCCGCACACCAGTACGGGCAATCTGTCTACCCGTTGCATAAGCCGCATAGCCATTGCCGGCGATCATGGCGCGATTCTGCATTGCCTGATTATAACGGGCTTTCGTTTCACTTAAGCGTCGTTGTTGTTCTGCTGTTCGCTTTAATTGTTCCTGTTGCTGTTTTAAGCGCCCATTAGTCTGGGTTAATTCATTTCTTAACAAACCTTGTGAACGCCCTAAATTGCGCGTTGAGATACCTGCTCGTATTAACTCATCATAGCTACGTTTAGTTGACTGACTTAATTGAATTTGTTTCGCTGAAAGCTGCGTAATATCTTGCTTCAACCGTTGTAGCTGCTTACTTTGAGCCGCCGAAGGGGTACTATTTTTAAATTCACGTTGAAGCGCAAGCATTTTAATTCTAGCTTGCTTAATCTGGCCCGTTACAGCATTCAGGGCATTTTTAGACTTTTTAAACCCGTCAATCTGCCCAGCCTGATCATTCAGGGCCTTGATACGCTGGCGGGTTTCCTTAATTTGACCGGCTAACTTACTTGTGGCCGTTTGTGCATCTTTAAAAGGACGGGTGATACGATCAACCGCTTTAAGCATAATATTTAACTCTAGCTTTGACGTGCTCACCCGTTATTTACCCCCGCTCGTTGTACTGCTTTACTATGCCAACTGATTAGCTCTGAAATATCCATACCGGACATTTCAGAGGGTGGCCAATGAAAAATTACTGCAATATCGGCCATCAAATCATCAATAGTTAAACTGCTGGATACTCCGGATCCGATTTCGGCACTAAAAAACCCAGCAAACTGGTACCCAACTGAAGAAGATCGCAAGGCTCCACCACCTGCATTAATTCAAGCTCACTTAGTGATGGTTGAGTAACGCGGGGTAAAATCTTGATCAGTGCATTAACATCTAATTCCATTAATTCAACTAATTTAACGCCGCGTAATGCACCAGATTGCGGCTTATTAACTGTTACTTCATTTAATACTGTTTCGCCACGTTTAATTGAACACTCCAACACCACAACGGTACTATCACTTTTTTTTACTTTTGCCATGATTAATATTTCCTGCATTAAAGACCAATGTTTTTGCGGTGCTGTTCTAAACTGTCTACACCGCTATAAATTTCGATAAAATTCAGCACATCAATTTCAACCAAAACCTCACCATTAACCACTAATTTGTAATATGTGAGCCATGACTTAATTTTTGTTTCTGAATCTTCACCCTGCTTAATTTCACCAGTATCAACATACTCATGACGACCATGCATTGAGACCTCAACAGAGTCAATTTCACCGGTATCATCTCGCTGTGCTGACCCCATAAAACGGAGCTTTACCGCGCTGGCTTTGGCGGCGCCTAACTGACTATATAAAAGTGGTTCGATACCACCGATTGACCAGTCGACTTGCAATGCATCATCAGCCAGACCGAAATCAACACCTACCGCACCAACCATGCCGCCGGCGCGATAAGCTTCAATCTTACGGTTGAGCTTAGATAAATTGATTGACTTCATCAGACCTAACCAGTTGTGTGAATCATTAAAAATATTCACATGCTTTAATTTACTCGGAAGTGCCATAATTACCCCTGAACCAGTTTGATTAAGTGACGATCAGTAATACGCTGGCGCAACATTAAGTTTTCAAGTGGTGGTGCCGGTGTATAGTCATAATCAAGATGGAATTCACCCGCTTTTAGCGTTTCTTTTGTATTGATTTCCGTATCAATCCACGCTTCACCACCAATTAGATACCCTCTCGTTGTCCATTCTTTTAATTTCGCATTAATACCCTCTGCGATATCCTTAAACAACACCGTACTCATTGGCTTATCAATGGCCCACATATGCGCTTCTGCGATAGTATCCGCAATGATTTGCGCCGTTCTGGTATAGTTTTCAAACTGAAAAAGGGGATCATCTGAACAGGTACGACCGCCCCAGAATCTGAAGCCATCAGCACGAATTAAGGTGGTGATATCGTTCGCATTCAATAAACCGGCGTCCGTATTAGGGTTCTGTAATTCCCAGAAAACATCTTGATTCACGCCTGTAACACCATTAACACCAACGTTTGACAAGGTTTTATGCCAGCCGATTTCTTGGTCAATTTTGGCGCGAAGTCCTAATGCACGGGCTGTCGCATAGGCAGTGGCTTCCTGATTTTTTACTGAATCCCAACTTAGAAAATCCGGCCAAATCAGCATTAATTCGCGTTGGCTGAAGTTCTTACGGTAATCAATAACATCAGAAATACTTTCACAGTCATGCGCTGCGATATAAGAGAATGCACGCAAATCCTGACTAATGGCGGCCAGCTCGGCAGCGACGAACTTATTATCATAAGCCGGTACGCCTAAAATACGTGGCTTTACGCCTAATTGCGTTTGTGCTGAACGTAAAGCCTTCAGGCCGGTATATTTACCATTAACCGTGTTGCCAATAATGTTTGACGTGGTTTCATCTTCTGTATCGCCCTCTTCAACACGAATCGCGACAATAACAGGGCTGCACTGATCGGCAATTGCATCAAGTGAATGCACTAGCGTGCCTGATTCGCCAGCTTTACCAATAGCTTGATTAACATTAGTAATCAATGTTGGCGTATTAAGCGGGAACGCTTGCGGATCGGCATCGTTAGCAGTACACACCACGCCGATCACTGCGGTGTTAACTGTTCGAATAGTACGGGTGCCTTCGTTAATTTCAGTAACGCTGACACCATGATGATAATTTGACATAAAAAATCTCCGGTGATTTACTCACCAGAGATTATGAAAGACTTTACATAAAAGTCAGTTTATTGGCATTGTGTCGGGGTTTGCACAATTAATCAGGCATCGATGGCCAAACCACATCGGTATTATTAACATCTATTCGATTTAATAAAACACGATATTTTTTCCATTCCTTTAATGAAGTAACTTCATTATCTGTCGCCATATCTAAATCAACAGCATCTTGTAAAACCGAGATTTTATTAGCTGAATGAGATAATAAAGAATCTTTTAATAATTTATTATTGTTAATAATAGCGCTGTTTTGCTTTTCTTCGTCAGTTTTCCAGCCCTGTCCATCCCAGTAATTAAACTCATTTTCTGGTTTGATTAATGTCAGCTCATCTGCTAATTCACCCAATTCATTGATTTCAACTTCCGCTGCAGTTTGTTTGTCATAGGCTTTCTGCCCGCGCAAATCTTTGACATATTGCCACTGACCATCTAAACGACAAATGGCAAACCCTGCTTTAACCACTGGCGGTTCGCCAATACAACTAAAAGCGGGTAGACCAATACCTTGTGTCAAATACTCTTCATTAAATCCGGTGTATTCTTTCGTCTCAAGGTTCCAGTTGTAAACGCGAACAATGCCATCATTCACTGCCAGATTATCATTAAATTCTACACTGTTCATTATGCTGCTCTCACTATGTATAAAAAGGCTATGTTACGCGGACGATTTTCATTAGCTGTAGGGACTACACGCGAAGCATTAAAAAGGATCCCGTCCAAACCAACGCCTTTATTAACCGTTGACTGTTCTGTCGCTTCAAAAGCCGTACCGTGCAAATTTTGTCCCGCCAAAAAAACTCCTGCCCCGACGCCGCCAGATTGACCGACCGGCCACATTATATTACCAAAACTACCTGTAATATTTCTGATCGCATCCCCCTGACTACTTAGCACCCCTCGCCCTGCATCAACACCACGCCCATCATCCCAACCCCGGATAAACTCACCGCGTAAGTCAGGTAAGACACCTGAAGGATAGGCTTTTGCCAGTTCCGGATATTTGATTTTATCAAAAGCTGCACCATTACACTTTAAATAGCCTTTGGGGATAGAAGTACTCGGCCACGGATGAGGTATTCCGGCTGGCATAAACTCAACTATATTTGAAGTCGTGATGACTTTTGTCCAATATATTGCTGGATTTTGACCAAAGCACTCACCGATCCATTTAACAGGTGCGTCATGACTATTCTGAATAACTTCAAAGTGAACGACAGACTTTCCTCTGTTCCGAACTGTCACAGTGAGCACATTATTACCAGTACCCACAGGGCCATTCAAAGACGGGGATGTAGTGCCGTCACCTAAAGCATGATAAATTCCGTTCTCAATATTGAAAGAAGCGAAGTCAGGTAAAAATGGTGTTGATTTTAATTCACTACGTAATGACTGAACGGCTTTACTGGTGGCTGCTGTTGTCTCACTATTACTATCTATAGCATTACTTAGTTGAACAATACCCGCTTGATTTAATGAACTATTCGGTACACTGGATAATTTACTGGCTGCTAAATCATAAACTTTCTTCACAGCTCTACTGGTTGCAGCCTTTTCTTCACTATCTGACGTCACCGCAGAGCTTAATTGTACAAAACCTTTTGTTGTAATACTTGCATCAGGGTGGTTACGGCTTTGTTGATGTGCTTCAATCGCTTTATCAACATACTGGCGAGTTGCCAGCACGACAGCCGGATCAATTTTTAGCGTGACTGAATCCGCATTACTGACAATTAACACCATTCTAACCAGTTGTGTGCGGCCACTGCCCTCTTGTAACTGCGGTTTATATGATTCTGGCGCATTTGCTACTGCAATAAGATCGCCAGCAGAATCGTACAGGCCAAATTCACGAATATACCAGCCGCCAACCGATTCAGAGATAATATGTTCAGCAATGATCTGATTTAGGTTATTTTCATCAATAGACAAGCTGTTTAATTGCGCCCTATAGCACTCATTAATTAATGCGGTCTGGCTTGCATTGGGTTTTGTTTCACTTCCGTTACCATCACCAACAGCCATGTGAGTGATTTCTAGTTGTTGGCCTAATGCGGCAGCATTCGCCAGTTTGGCCGCGCCAATTTGTGTTAATATTGCATAGTATTTACTCATAAGATGTGACTTCCATTAAATCAATTTGATGAATTGCGGCCGTTGATTGCGTGCCGCCACTAACAGTGATTGTTTCCGCTAAATACGGGTAAATAGTTAATTCTTCACCCTGATAACATGTGGCCACTGCATAAAACTGGCCTTTACTTTCCAGGCTGATTGATAAACCGATTAAATGACGGCTGCGGGGTTTAGCATCATTGATCAGGCGCTCTAACTCTTTGTACATTTCATCTGTAATGCCGATATCTAGCACCCCGATCACAAGCCGAAATGTACCGGACGGATCACCATTCTGCCACCATTCCGAAATGCGGATTAAATAGCCTAATGGCTCTACCACTCGCCGGATTGCGCTAATTGTTCCTTTATATTTATGCACATGAAACGCATTTGCGACAGCATGACGTTTAGTTTCTTCAGGCCAGTTATGATCCCAATAATCAGCACTAAAAGACCACGCTAAATAAGGCAGTAAATCAAGCGGGCAGGTTAATGGATTGTATAAATCCCGAATAGGGATCGGGATATGTTCAATTGTGCTTAATGTGTGCGCGGCATTGTGTTCTAACGTGCTTGATCCTGTTGGTAACAAGCTATTTTTATTCATCATAGCCACCAAAATTAATACGGTAATCAGTGCAGTAGGCGGCTTGTGATTCGCTCAATACCAAATCGCTTAATGGTTCATGTAACACGACCCGTTGCACCCCCTCAACCATTAATGCAGCATAGATTGCACTCAGGCGAATATCACGCCCTAAGCGTCGTTGTGTATTGATATACTCATTTAATTTGGTTTTGGCCGCTTTTAACACTAATTCATATTCAGGGCCGTCATAAATAAACAAATCAGCAATAATTTGGTAGTGCGTTATTTCGGCCGATCGCACTTCAACTCGATCCCCAACCGGCCTGATATGTTCTTTATTTAAAGCCTTTTCAACAATGGTTAATAGTTCATTGCTGGCGGCACCGTCATTTTCTCGTGACAACACACTAACAACAACATACGCCGGCGTTGGGCTTTCTGCGGCAACATCAGCGATCCGGCCGTCTGCGCTGCGGGCGTGATATTCATAACTAGCCGTCGGGCCAGCGGTTGTTATGCCCTCAAATGCTTGCTGTGTGCGTAATCTAAAATCGTTGTCTGATTCCATCACAGCCGGTGTGATTGGGTTAGTTGTCATATCTGCGGGCGTAATGATCAGGCGTTCGGTGTTGAAATTTACTGCTAATACGTCCAAATCATTGCCGGTGGCATAAGCCAGCATAACAGCCTGCGCCGCATTATTAATGCGTTGTCGTAGCAGCATTTCTTTATAACTGTTCTCTTGTAACAGCTTAACAATGGGTTCAGATTCATACGATAGCGTTTTTTCTACTTCTGCCCGCTCTTCTACAGGATATAACGCAATAAACTGCGCTTTTCGTTCATTGAAAATCGTTTCAAACTCTAATGTTTCAATGATCTGCGGTGGCGCTAATAAATTTAAATTCACTAAACTAGCCATTAAATTGCTACCTTTATGTTTTCAGTTTCTGCGATATCTGAATCCGTGCGTATAACCTCAAGATCAACAATCTGTTGACCGTTTGCATCGATATTAAAATCAATATTCTGAATACTAATACGCGGTTCATATTGAGAGAGGGCGCTATAAATTGCGCTATACAGTTTTAAAATTGTCGTGTCGTTTTGCGGGCTATCGATTAAACAAAACAGTAACGATCCATAATCTCGCCGCATAACTCGGGAACCAATCGGTGTGATTAAAATATCCCTGATTGATTGCTTAATATGAGCCGAATCGCTGATTGTTTTACCGGTTTGCCGGTTCATTCCTGCATACATTAATTAACTCGGCCCCCCTGTTTTATAGTTACCTTTTTCAACATCTGAATGAACGTGACTATCAAGCACTACACCATTAGACGAAAGCTGGCCACCTTTATGCTGAATATTTCCGCTCATGGTACCGCCGCTGGTAACTTGTAGATTCTTAGTAATCAACAAATCAGAACAAATCACTTTAGGCGTGTTTAACATCACACTTTCTGCCGCATTAACAGTGATAGTTTGCGCATTAGAGATAACTATTGTTTTGGCTCCGTCAACTTTTAACGTACTGTTTTCCGCTTCATATTCAATGATCGTGCCATCGCTGAACTTAACCGTTCTTGCTGTCATCGACTGTGAGGGCTGTGGCGCATCATCTGAATAAATGCCGGTTAATACAAATGCGGCACTTAACTCACCCGATAAACTAAATAAAATAACCTGTTCACCTACCGACGGCGGCCACCAATCAACATCCTGACCAGCACGACCAGTTATCCATTTCAACCAATCTGTTTCTATACCACCAGTTTTGACACGACAACGATTACCGCTAACGGCTAATACTGTACCGATACGAATTAGGTTTTCTAAACGTCGTAGAATATCTGTTAATGTTATTGTGCTCATGCTGTCAGTGTGGGAGCAGAAGAATAAAGAGGAAAGCTTTTAAGATTGTGCTATTGCTGGCACATTAATGCAGGCTAAGATGGTCTAGCAATTCATTATTGATAATTTCAATATCAGTTGGTGTGATACCTAACAATTCACGCTTAGTATATTTGACTTCCAGCCGCTTACCCTTTTTGCTAACTTTTCCGCGCAAACCATAATGATGAACCGTTGCAATATAGTTGCTATTACCCTGAAAATAAATTGTTGCCTGATTAGCCGTAGTTCTTGTTCTCATAAAACGGGTTGTACGCAAGCGGCGAAACATAACCCGCCGCGCCTTACTTTTGCGGCGCGCAAATTTAGTGCCGTTAGGATTCACTTGTTGTTGTATACGCTTCTGGTTCTGCTGACGCAGCCTTCTAATTAAACGGCTATTAAACTTTTTACGTTCAGTCGGTTTTAATGCATTGATGAGCGATGCCAGCGCCTGGTTGATGTCTTTAAAATCTGTCATAATCCGGCTCGCTAGGTTCTGGCGCATATTCAATATTCATTTTGCCGTTAACCTCTTTAACAATCACGCGCTCAGTGAGTGAGAGATAGATATCAATGTCAGATTCCTTTTCATTGAGAATATCAACCTCAAAAGTAAATGAATTATCTCGATTATCAACAGTAAACGCGTCAGTTTGTTGCTGCCTCAGCCAGTAAAAGATTGGCACCATCAATAAATTTGTATCGCCGGTGTAATTAGTAATTAATACATTCAATGAATATTGGTACTCAAAAGAAAGGTTACGTTTAACCAGCGAGCTAACTAATTGCCCCTTTTCAATGAAAATATGTAAATCGTTTGGATTGTCACGGACGTGCGGGACTTTCTGTAGTAGATATGCTTTGAGTGATTCAGGTTTTTTCATTGCTGGCCCGCTCCTGACAGTGATAAATCAATTCGACTTTTAACGCGCATTCAAAGAGTGAACGATCAACCATTTTTAATGCCTTTTCCAGATCGCTGTTACGCTGTAAATCAATGGCTGGAATTTGGCAGGGAGTCACCGCCGGACAAGTATTTATAATAATCGGCTGCGCTGCTAAATGCGGGCCGGTTGTGCAACCTGATAATATCACCAGGCAACTGAGTATTAGCCCAATCAGATAATATTTGATTTTCATGTTTAAGCCTTTCTAATTCTTTGTCTTTTTCTGCATTAATATGCTTAACATCAGCAAGCTGCTGATAATATTTACGCAAATCAGCATCATTTTGCTGCTGTGTTTCAGTTAAAAAACTGATTTTTTCATTACTCTTTTTCAGCTCTGAACTTAATGACTTATTACTGGTTTTAACCTGTTCTAATTGAGTTGATAAGCTATCAACACGAAACAACAGAAAACTGATAAATGCAATGATGGCTAAAATGATTGAAACCATTTTTTTGCTCATGATAGATCCCTTAAACAGTGCGTTTTTTCTGCTGCGCGGCGGCGTTCTAAGCCCTTTAATACTTTACCGGCCGAATATTTAAAATCCGTTAAATAATGACAACTTTTATACCAGTCACCCACGCTGGCTGCTTGTGCCAGATAAGTTGGCCGCTTTGCTTTAGTGTTATAAATCACGCCATTACACCCAGCATTAAAAACAAGCGACACATGCGCATCAAACACACTCTGTGGCATGGCTTCACCATTTAAATGCGTATTAACACAATTCTCGGCCGGCTTTACATCATCAATTAAATAACGGGCAATTTGTTGGTTATCTGCTTTATCCCCAGCCTTAACACCTTTTGTATGGCCGGCGCCAATCGTCCAAACTTTAGCAGGACATAAATAGGCCGACGTTTGGCACCCCTCAAAATCAGCCATCAGGGTTAAACCTGCATCACTAGTTCTTAATTGCTGGCGTTCTGGCAAATTGAATGCAGCCGCCAAAACAAGTGAAATAAGGCACGCGCTACCGGTTAATTTTTTCATAAACTTTTCTATTAATGATTAAGTTAGTTTTCAGTAACAGCACCGCTTTGCGGCGATAGTACCAGTTCACCAGACAAGTAATAATTGCCACCACAATACCGGTGACAAAGGCCCATTCCTGTAAACTCAGCGCACCCGATGCGGCCAATAGTGAGGCGAGGCCGTAATTAATGTTGGTGATATGGCGCTCAAGCCAATTAAATAGTTCATTTAATCCCATAATTGCACCATTGTATTATCTGCGGCGGTGGGTACTTGCTCTGGTAAAATCACAACGGTACCCAACGGCAAAACGGGGCCGAATTCAGCCAACTGCGAATTAAGATTTAATACTGTTTCAACAATGCCGGTAGATTCTTGTGAATAATGCCGGTAACACAGTAAATCTAATGTGTCACCCTGCTGCGCGATAACTTTCATTGTCAT